CGAGCCAGAGCCGGAGCCGGAGCCAGAACCGGAGCCGCTTTCACGAACATATCGGATTTTGAGTCTTGACCTGGTAAACTTTGTGGTTGAAGTGCAAGAGATCAACCCACCGATAAAGGAGGCGTAAGTTGAGATATGGCAAAAACATCGCAGCGAACACCGGAGAATTTCACTGCCGCAGATGGCGTGACGCTGAGAGATTATATCGAGGTGCAATTTGCTGCAATGGAGAAAGCCAACGATCTGGCGCGAGAAGTGAACACGGCACAGCATGAGAGCCTAAACAATTTTAGACAGGCTATGTTAGATCAGGCGAAAAACCTGTTGCCGCGTTCTGAATACGAGATATATCATCATAAAGTTGAGGAGGATATTAAGGCACTCCAAAAATACCAGTCAACGATGGAAGGCAAGGCGAGCCAGAGCAGCGTAAATATAACCCTGCTTATCAGTATTGTCAGCCTGATATTGGCCTTTGTCGGTATTATCGAAAAGATTATGGTCAAGTAATTATCCCTTTCCCCCTTCCCCCCTCCTGACTAAACCCATCGTGTGAACGGTGGGTTTAGTTATATTCGAGAAAGTTTAATTGATTGAATTTTTCAGGAGCTATCAGAGTCGTTTTCTCTGGTAGCAAATGTGTATTAAATAACGGATTGAATATTTTGACTAGTGCATTTTCTGCTGAGGTCATCCACATTTCGTCACCGACGAATGGCGCCTCAAGAACATCTAATCGAATATTATGCCAGTCATTATCGTAAGTGCGAATCCAACTTCCCAATACTTCTTTATGAGCGTTAGTAAAATGACATCGAATTCGATCTGGTATATGCTTGGCTTTCCCCACATAAAGAACTTTCCCCATGTATGCAAGAATATAGACTCCAGAAACATCTGGTAATTGATCTAATTCAGCCAGTGTTATTCGGTATTTTATTGCGGGTGGTGGCAGTTTGTTTTTCATAAATATGTGCATGTAAGGCAAAAATATGATATTATTTGATTTGGATTTTACGGAGCCACAGGACAGTTCCGTCTGGCGTTGTTTCAATAGTAGTTTGGATACGCCACTTAGCTTCTTTGCATTTTAATACCCTGTCACAATAGGACGACACAGAGCTTGCTGCGCCAGCGGCAAGCTTTTTGTCTACTATACCGAACGACATCCATCCATCATTTAAATTTTCTCTTGGAGATTTTACAACAGGCATTTTATCTAATTGATCGTAAATCGGTTGCCATTTATTATTATCCCCTGGATAATGTACTTTTATAGGATGGCCGCTTCCAATTTTTCTAACATAATCATTTAACATTATTTTTTCCTTTTCTGTTTTGCCCTACATGCACATAAATATTTTACCATAGAAAGATTAAAAAAGCACGACAAGATAAAAAATCTCACCGTGCTTTTTTCTTCTCGCGTGACGAACACCTGAATGATACTTATCAAAAGCTATCAGGTTGCACAAAAAATCTCGCCGTGATTCTATATTTTTGCCCCATATAATAACTTACCAAACCGTGCTTAAAAAATCTCGCCTACCCTAAAAAAAACTCCGGCGCAGCCGGACAAGATGACGCCACGTGATAAATACAATGCGATAACGCATTAATGGCGAAATCTTCAGCCAATTTTGAGCGACATAAATCAATTTATCTTGGCTGGATAAATTCATATTTACCACCTCCTTTCTCAAAGATTACTTTCCTCTTTTTGTCACTTCCTCCTTTACATGATTATAGATTAGCTCTTTCATTTCAGTATCCAGCTCTTCCCAAAATTCCACGATATAGCGCAGCTGGGGAGAACGAGATGCAACGATACGGGGAAAACCAAGCAAGTCAAATACCTCAGGCCCCAGCCGTGCTGATAGTTTTACTGCATTACTGAAATCCGGTGTTCTGTTGGCGTTAATCCAGGCATTGAAAGAACCGGCACTCACCCCTAACCATCTTGCAAACTCATTATCAGATACGGGTTTTCTTTTTTGGTTCTGGTATTCGAGAAATTTATCTACCAGAAACATTTGAAATGGAGTCATATTTTCGCGTTCTTCCATCCGATCCTTCCTCTCTTTTATCCAATTATCACATATCAAAACTGTTATGTCAATTCCCTTGACAAAATAAGCATGTAGTGCTTTAATCAGCGTCACTACAAGATTTATTATTCACGGCGAGACGAAAAGAGCTTATGACAATCCCGGAAATTATTAAGAAATACAGAGAGCAGCAAGGACTCAGCCAACAAGCTTTTGCCGATGCGCTTGTCCACATACCCGGCGGAGACCTGACCAAGCAATCCGTCTCTTATTGGGAAAATGGCACGCAGAATCCAGGCTATTATTTTCTTCTGGTTATCACCCTCTTATACGATGACTGGCGGAGAGATATGGCGCTGGAATGCTTGGCGGTTTTAAAGCCAGAGTTATATGCACAGGAGACTCTAGATGCCTAACATAGATGCATTAATCAACCTGCTCCAGGCCGTGGAGCGATGGCTGGAGCAGGAGAGCGAAGAACATGAGTTAGAGGCCATTGCCTCATATCAGAATGTCAACCAGGTTTTAGAAGCAGACCTGGATTAAACAATTTCTCCCCAGGTGGGCCGCGAACCATACCTGAGGAGAAAGGAAAGGTAACTAAATGATTATAACCCAAAAACTTGAACATAAGAATATCTTAGATCATCGGGAGCCATAAAACATGATCGGGCAAGTATCCGGGATTGATCTGGGCATTTTAGCATCGCTGTATATGGCGTTGATCCTGTTTGGCTTTGGATATAACTCTCTAATTGCCTGGTCGGAACGCCGTGGATATACAAAAGGCTACATGAGTCTCTTCGTGGCATTCGGGGTAGCAGTGACATTGGGTGCAACGGTGGTGATTAGCTGGCAGTTCGCACTGATCACCACTGGTGCATTTATCTGCTCAGGTTTACCCATGATTTTAGGGTCGATCTGGCGGCATGTAAGGGAACGGGAACACGAAATTCAGCGATTACGAGCCGAGGCTAAACGTGGCAACGAAAGCCAAACGCTGGCCGAATAATGCTGATTGGGCGAGGCTGGACTGTATCAGCCTGGCGCGGCAGAGTCGTAGATTACTGACAGAGACTCTAGACGATGTGGATAACCCGGAATTACTTAGACGGATGGCAAGAGTGATGGAAGCTCTCAGGGAAATCGAAATCAAACTTAATTCAGTAGGATCAAGGAGTGAAAACAATGAAAGTATCGATAAATAAAAACGGGAACGCCAAAGAGCTGACAAAGGTAAAAGACCTGCTTACCATGCTCGAAGGCGTTTTCCCTAACCAGATCACGCAGCGGGAAGTGCTGGAGATCGAGACCAGCAATAAGATAATCTACCAACTGTTGAACAGCATCACCAAGGACACAAACGCTGAAATGTTTGAATGCCCGCGCTGCCATAAGATGGTGAACTTGATTACCAAAAAAGGTATTTGCCGACCGTGTTTGATGAACGATGCAAACACAAACGCACGTAAAAAGCGTGATGCGGAGTTTGCAAGCATCGACAATCCTATTATGGCGTCAAAGATAGGCTGAATATGGCTATCGAAGTGATCAACGGTGACTCAATCCCCCGGGACCTGTGGCGGCAGTTTACGGTTAGCGATCTCGAGGATGAAATTCGGGCCAGGTTTAGAGCTCTTTATAACCGTGACCCTGAGCATATCTACGAAGTGCATCTTGGCAACAACACATTTATATTAGCCGGTCCAGTCAGGCCGGAAGAGAAAATCAAAAAAGGAGAAATAAATCATGAGTAATCAAACGCAAGTTTTAGACCCCTGGGCAACCGCCTGGAACCCGCCAGAGCAAAGCTCTGAATGGTTTGGGCAGATCACCGTCAACCCCTGGTTTTGCTCGCTCGTTAAGGGTATTGGCAAGAGTCCTTATGACCCTAACCAGCTCGACCCCAACACAGGAAATCCTACTCGCAGATACACAGCCATCGACCTTAGCCTGGCGGCGATCACGGACCAGCCCATTGACCCGATCACGCGCACCTGCATTGCCGAATTTGGCGAGTGGCCGGACGTAATCCTGCCTTCGATGAAGGCACTGGGCATCAACACCCTACAGGAGCTCAACAACGCCTGGGTAAAGTGTGAAATGGTCGATACCGGGCGGACGTACGTCAACCAGAACAACGAGACAAAGCATGCCACCACGTTCAAGTTCACGGCGATCTATGCTAACGAGGCAGCTTGCCGAGCGGCGAAGGGTGGAAATGGGTCTGGACCTTCTGTAACACCTCCTCAGCCAGCCGCAGGCAATGGCAATAAAGAACACGAGACAGCTCTAAAGTTCTTAAAGCCATACGTGCAAAACGCTTGGAAGAAGGCCAACGGCGACGTGGATAAAACCCGTGAAATTTTAGCTCCCATGATCGCACAGCAGCCATTATTAGCTAAATACTTTACGGAGTACAGCACCGAAGTTTTGGAGCTAATTACCGACCAGATACCCTTTTAGACTTTTGGGCAGGCTTGTAACCTGCCCAAATCCAGGAGCCATTGAGCACACTCTTATTTCTGTCAATCTAAAGCTCAATGTCTCCTGGATGGGGAGCTCCCCGGTGTGCTGATCTTTGGAGCTCCCCATCCCTAATGGGCAGGTGAAACCGACCTGCGGCAATGGATCAGCACAAAGAAGATAAGGCTATGTTTTGGGTCGGGTTAATCTTAGGACTTTTTATAGGTGCAAATCTCGGTGTTCTCGTTATGGCCTTATGTTATTCAGCACAAGAAAGAGATTTGATGATGGATGAAGCAATCAGAAAAATAAAAGACCATGATCTTTAAGGAGGCAATATGTTTACAGTGATTGGCATTATCGTAATTTTAGGCTTGACCGCGTGGGCACTTTCCCACACCAAATCCACCGGCGAAAGTTGGTGATCAATGAGCGGCGAAGGAATTTTATTGAGCATCGTGGTGATGTTGTTGCTAGCCTTGGCGAGGATCTGCCGGGGTGGTAATTCGCGGGAGATCGCGGATAAAGCCTACAAGAGCGGGCTTGAAATGATGGACGAGTATTACAAGGTCACCGGGAAGAAGTGATTACTAGGCCAGCCAAACGAGGATATGTGATAGTGGCGAAAAGCGTAATTGTACGTTTGGGAGGATCAGCCATCCTGAGAGGTGAAGCCAATCACCCTGGCCTATTATCAACAATCTTAGGTTATTGCAACCTAAGCGGGGATGTTCCCCGAAATCGTGAGCAAATGGAGAAAAACAACTGAATAGTCTTATCTCCTAGCTCAATGGCAGAGCGCGGCCCTACAGAAGGCTGCATTGATAAAGGTTCGAGTCCTTTGGCGATAGATAGGTAAAGAAAGGTAGGAAATAATGAGCATTCAAGATTATGTAACAAGCCAAAAAATTGCAGCGAAAGTCAATACATTCGGTCCGGGTAATGAGTTTTACTCTCTTCTTATGGCTGCCATCAGGTTTGCGGATACTGATAACCTGGAGCAGCTGGAAGGAGCATTTCCAGAAATTGTGATCGAGCTGCGCAAGCGCATTAATGCGCCAGGCGGCGCCTTGAATCATCAGGAGATGGAGTGGGTCAAGAGGTATTTGTCATGATCACCGCGGTGATGATCGACTCAAGAGAGCCAGCCTGGATCCAGGAGCTCAAGTTTGAGGGTGTGCCAACAGCCGTGATTGCTTTAGAGACCGGTGATATTCAGGCTCTGACCGACGATGGTTGCACGTTATTGATCGAACGCAAGACCCCGGAAGATTTATTAAACTCTTTGCGGGATGACAGACTCTTGCCCCAAATGGCGCGCATGGCACAGATCCGGCTGGATGAGCAGGCCAACGGCTTACTCAATACCTGGCCTTATCTGGTGATCACCGGCGCATTATATCGTGGTCCCAACGGTAAGATAGTAACCGGAGAAAGAGGAATCACAGGTTGGGATTGGAACTCAGTACAAGGTGCACTTTTGACGATTCAGGAAATGGGGGTAATGGTGGTATATGCAGGGGATGACTCTGACTTTGAGTCTTGTGTGATCCGGCTGAGTAAGCGTGACCGTAAAGATATCAAGATCATTCCTCCCCGGCCACCACATATCTTAGGCGCGGGCGCAGCGTTTTTGGCGAGTTTGCCAGGCGTGGGTCCAGAACACGCGCTGCAACTCATGACCTGGTCGGCCAACATCCCGGCACACGCATTATCGGGAATAACTGATTTAGAGATTACCGGCTGCCCACTGGGAATGGCGGCACGAAAGAAAATCAGGAATATGTTGGGATTACAGGAAGGGCAGGACCTGGAGCTGTCAACGAACAGCCAGGATCAGATTATTTTGGATGTATTTCAGGAGGAGGTAAAGTAATGTTTCGTCCAGCAGTACGGAATCAAAGCAGGTTACGGATGACAATCGACGGTCCCGCAGGGAGCGGAAAAACTTATACGGCCCTACGGTTCGCACATGCGCTGGCTAACGGCGGCAGGATCGCTTATATCGACACGGAGCGGGGCAGTGCGAGCAAGTATGTGGGTGAAAGTCCAGATGGTGTGCCGTGGCAGTTTGACGTTGTTGAGCTCACGAGCTTCTCGCCGGAAAAGTACACGGACCTGATTAACCAGGCAGGTAAGGCTGGGTATGCGGTGTTAGTGATTGACTCTCTCTCCCATGCCTGGGAGGGTGTAGGTGGAGCTTTGGAAATTAAAGATAGGCAAGGTGGCAACCAGTGGACGGCCTGGCGGGCGGTGACACCGATACATAACCGGATGATTGACGCGATCTTGCAAAGCCCATGCCACGTGATCACCTGCATGCGGTCACGGATGGAATACGTGCAGGAAATTGATCCGCAGACCAATAAGGTCACGATACGCAAAGTTGGCATGGCTCCTATCCAGCGTCCCCAAATGGAGTATGAATTTGATTTGGTCTGTGACATGGATTGGGCGCATATCATGAAAGTCAGCAAGAGTCGTTGTTCAGTAGTTGCTGATTTACAGGTCGAAAAGCCTGGACCTAGTTTTATGACCCCCGTCCTGGAATGGTTGCAAAGTGGGGAAGCAGCCAAGCCGCCAGTATCACCGATGGTATCCCAACTTTTCGAAACGGCAGCTAAAAAGCAATATAACCTTGATGAGCTCGTGACGGAATTCGGCGTTGACGCGGTCTTGAACCTAAGTGGTGGTGTGATCCCGGAGACAGATGAGAGCATCCAGGTGATTGGGAAGTTATTGCATCACGAGGCGTTGGTGGATGGGTAAGTATGTTTAGTTTAGCAATTGCGGCTGGTCTGTAGCCGTACAGATTGGTTACCGGTTGCAGATATCCAAGAGTATCCAGTCCCGCCAGCCGTTTTGCACAAGCCTGCCTCGCTATACAGATTACGGAGCGTATGACGAGCGACAAGCCGAAAGGATTGGCTGTTCGGCGGGGCAGGCAAGTTGAAAGGATAACGAGATGTACCACAAATACCCAAAGGACTATTTTTTCTCTTTAATTGTCATTCTTTATATGGTCGTTATAGCACTCAGTATTTACATTCTGGTGAGATAAAAAATGAGACACTATCGCACACCCTCCCCTGCACAGCTCACAGAAGAAAATGGATCGCTAATTTTATACAGTTCATATGATCCTGGACTAGTCTCTGCGTTAAAAAGCCAGATCCCGGCAAATGAGAGAAAGTTTGACGGTCTGAGAAAAGCCTGGGTGATCGCTCCGCATCACGGCGATCTGGTTGCCAAGATGGTCTTGTGTTATCTAAATCAAAACATCATGGTGCCGCAGATCAAAGTTGACAACCAACCCGAGATAAAAATCCTAACGATCCACTATGTTGGCCGGACTAAAGATCGACCAGGTTATGACGTGCGCACTGCTTTAGGCTTAGACGACCAGGGCGACTGGTCGGCAGTGTTCCCAGAAAACGTGTTATTGCAATGGTTTACGGGCATGACCGATCAAGCCAGTGCGCTAACTTTATATGGCGTGTTGGGTCTTTCCCGATCGGCAACACCAGAAGAGATCAAGCAATCCTACAGGAGACTAGCCAAACAGTGGCACCCTGACGTATGCACAGAGCCAGACGCAGGCGAGAAGTTTATCAGGCTGAAAGAAGCTTTTGAGATATTGGGCAACGAAAACAAGAGAGCTCGCTACGAAGCTGGCTTGGCATTAGAAGAAAGCCTGGGGAGAAATTATGACTTTGCCCCTGCAATGGATGGGTATAAGCCTATGCTGCGCTGCGGCTATATCCTTGCTGAGGGTATCGAAAAAGTAGGCAGGTTTAACGTGACGAAGATCCTGAATTGGGAAGATATTACAGATCCGCAAGGCAGAACATTAGTAACTAGCTGGCCGATGGGAGCGAGAGAGCCAGACAAGAGGTGGGTGTGAGATGGAAGAAACAAAGATCACTAAAAAGAAACATAGAATAAGCATGATGAAGCAAGTTCAATATCGTAATACTGTTTGCCTTGACTGTCATTACAACCGATATAACTTCCAGAGCGAAGGCGATGCATTAAATTCCCCAACCACCGGTGAGGGTTGCTGGCATCTTAAAGCCATCAAGCGTGGTGTATGTCCTTTATGGCACAAGGATTATTAGTATGGCTCGATACTGGAAACAACCTGACGGCTGCATAATTTTCACGAATGTGCCGGAGAAGCTGCAAAAACCATACGAGATTTATATGCAGCTTCCGCTGGAAGAAAAAGCCCAACTGAGCGCAATCATGAGCATTTTCATGGATAAACTTAGTAATTTTGGACAGAACGCAGCACTGGAGCTGGTTTTCAAGTTAGGGTTATACCTGGCGGGAGGAAATAAGCATGAATAAAAATATCTTAGTACAGCTCAAGCCACAGAAAATGATCTGTCATCAATGCAAAAAGGAAACCACGCATAACCGGGTATGCCTGGGTAACCATATCCATTATCAATGCAAAAAATGTGGTAATTGTCATGGAGGAAAGCATGAATAATAACGCTATTATCACCGGAAGTATCTCAGCAATGGCAAAGACAGCCAACAAAAGCATTGCTGAAACGTTTATCAATGCCGACTGCATCTGCATCGTGGACACATCCGGAAGTATGTCGGATAAGGACAGCCGCGGTGGGCAGAGTCGTTATGAGGTGGCCTGTGAGGAGCTAAAGAACCTGCAAAACAGCCTTCCCGGCAAGATCGCTGTTCTAGCCTTTTCCAGCGACGTGGTCTTTAACCCGTCTGGGCAACCGCAGTATTTAGGTGGCGGGACAGATTTGGAAAAGGCTCTCAAGTTTGCTAAAGTCGCTGATGTGCCAGGCATGCGGTTTATTTTGATCAGTGATGGGCAGCCAGATGATGGTGAATCTGCGCTAAGAGTGGCAAAGACTTATAAAAATAAGATCGATGTGATTTATACGGGTCCGGAGGACTACCCAGCTGGGAGGGAGTTTCTTACCCGCCTGGCGCAGGCTAGTGGCGGCCAGGCGATCACGGCGGACCGAGCAAAAGAGTTGGCAAAGAGCATAGAGAAATTGTTACTTCACGCCTAATCTATGACCTTTATCCGCGTCCTCTTAAACGCAGGCATCGACAGCAATGACGCGCAGACGTTGGAACGTCACTACGCGGCTGAGCCCGAGACTGACTTCTTAGACGGTCTGGAGTGTATCGCTAGGGCGGTGGCTTCCAACCAGCCGGTGAGCCTGATCACGCCCAACGGCGAGCCGTGGAAGAGCATCCACGCGACGATGATCCAGGGTGGAGATCCCAACCAGGCATTTTTGCAAGCGTTAAGTAATTTATCCAGTGACCTGCAGGTAGCAATATCGGGCGCGGTAAGCACACGGGCTGGACAAATCCACCAATACACACAGACCCAGGCGCCTCCCGGAAAAAGAAAAAAGACCGGCGATTATTTAAATATTCTTAAAAACCTGGGCTACAGCTTTAAATATAATCTGTGTACAAACAATATCGAGGTTAATGGCAAGCCAATCACCGACTCGCTAGCTGCGGAGATCCGGGGCAAGCTGCGAGATGCCGGCGCAGAGCATATCAATGCAGCTGAGGATGCCTATATTGCACATGCTTGGCAGAACCGATATCACCCGCTGAGAGATTATTTTGCAAGCTTGACCTATCAAGGGCAAGATGTGATCACGGAGTTAGCTAGTTATTTTCAAGATGCCAATAATATTTTCCCACTATTCTTAAAACGTTGGTTAGTTGGATCTGTTGCCCGAATCATGCAGAGAGCACAAAACCGCATGCTGGTTTTAGACGCGAGACAGGGCTTTGGAAAAGATTATTTTTCCCGTTGGCTCTGTAGCCCGATGCCTGAGTATTACCATGAGGGAGCAATTGACCCAGATGACAAAGATTGTCGGATCAGGCTGATGAGCACCTGGATTTGGACCGTGAGCGAGTTAGGTTCAACAACTCGCACACGAGACCGAGAAAGTCTAAAATCTTTCTTAACTCTAGAAACTGTGAAGGATCGAAAACCTTATGGGCATTTTGATATACAGGGACCGGCGATCGCTAGTTTTTTAGGGACCATTAACAATGAGGGTGGGTTTTTATCTGATCCGACTGGCAACCGGAGATTTATGGTCTGTAAGATGTTGGATGTAGATTGGGCTTATTCCAAATTAGATGTGGAACAAATCTGGGCGCAAGCCTATGATTTATATCTGACCGACGAACCTTGGAATCTAACAGATGATGAGCTCACGCAAGCTAACGAAATTAATGATGGTTATCAAATTGAAGATTTAACAGTGGCAGCAATCAAAAAATATTTTAGGATAGATAAGAATGAAAAAATGTGGTGGGTATCAACTATGGATATTGTTGAGCATTTGGAAAGTAAAGGCGTGAAATTCGGCAGTCAAATAGCCGCGAGTATGGCTATTGGCAGAGCAATGACAGTAATTGATCTAGAAAAACGCACTGAGCGTATTAGAGGACAGCAACAACGTGGTTTTGTAGGACTGCAAATCATATGAGGTCGTCACGGTCGCGTCAGGTCGTAACACAGAATGAGTCACTTTTATATAGAAGATACTCTCTTCTGTGTTACGACTGTTACGACTGTTACAACCTTAAATACAACAAACACTTAAAGTGATACTACTTTAAACCTCCTAGCAAAAAGCCGTAACAGGTCGTAACAGTCGTAACAAAAGAAGGAGAAAAATGATTAAGGCTATCGAAACTAAGTATAAAGGCTACCGATTTCGCTCTAGGCTGGAGGCGAGATGGGCTGTTTTCTTTGATGCACTGGGTATCAAGTGGGAGTACGAGAAGGAAGGATATGAGCTTGATGATGGCTCTTATTACCTTCCTGATTTTTGGTTGCCTGATGTTGGTTTGAGAAATTTTGATAAAGGGGGGAGTTGGATAGAGATAAAGGCAACCGTTGAAGAGATAGAAAAACATACTGAGCGAATGGAAGCATTTGGATTGGATTTGGTTGCTTTTGCAGGTTTACCTCCCGGAGAAGATGAATCTTATACACCATCAGGATATCAAATTTCCCCAGGATGGGATAATTATATGATTTTTTGCATTTGCCCGAAATGTAAAAGGGTTTCAATTCAATATATAGAGTATGCATATCATGAAAAATGCAATATAGGAGCATTCACCACGGCAGATGGATCCCTTGTGGGTAATAATCCTTTAAACGATCATATTAATAAAGCAATAGAAGCTGCTCGCTCAGCTCGCTTTGAGCACGGAGAAACCCCATGAGCAACATCACTTCCGCTACTCAGTTCTTAAATACTGGCATCGCTGTGATCCCCATAAAATACAAAGATAAAAGGCCGGACGCCCAGCTATTGCCAAAAGACGCGGACGGCCACCCAACCTGGGAGCCATATAAAAAGCAGCTACCTACTGAGCAGGATCTTACGCATTGGTTTGCAACTCCACACAATTATGGTGTTGTCGCTGGCTGGCTCAACCTGATGATGCTGGATTTCGATGACGCCAACGAATACAGCCGGTGGCGCATTTGGGCTTATAAGCAGCAAAAATCTAAAGAGATCGCTGAGACAGCGTTTCAAGTCCAGACTAGCCGGGGAGTACATGTTTATCTCAGGTGTGAGACAGCAGGACAAAACCGGAAGATTGGCAAGATTGATATTAAGTTTCGCGGTTATGTGTTGGGACCTGGCTCGATCCACCCAACAGGTGTTGAATATTTAGCTTTAAAACAAGCGATTATCTTGCCAAAGATCTTAACATTATCTGAGGTACTGCCTGCTGAGCTGTTGGTCCAGGATACACCCACACCGAATATTCAGCAGCCAGTACAACAAAATATTACCGATGATCCGTGGGTAGCTGCCTGGCAAGCCCAGCCAGCAGCAGGCAAGGGTGTGGTTGCCAAGATCAAAAAGACTCTGGAGATCCAGCAATTTTTTACCAAGACGCGCAAATCAGGCGGCAGTTATTTAGTAACTCACTGCCCATTTCACGATGATAAAAACCCATCGTTCTGGATCGATACTCAGAAACAGATCTGTGGCTGCTTTTCGGGATGCACGAGCAAGGCAATGGATGTGATTGATTTGTATGCCAGGCTTTATGGGCTGTCAAATAACGAAGCAATTAGGATGTTGGAAAGGATGGTTTGATTTATGGGCCGAAGTCTAAGATTTTTTATCGTGTTTGCTCTTCAGTTCGTGATCGCTATTATTTTTATCGATGCGCTGAAAAGAAGTGATAGCGAGATGGTGATATTCACAGCTGGAGCTGCTGTTATGGTTTTTGTGCTCATGCTCATAATTTTTTTGATGAGCGTCATTTCAAATAAAGATATCAAATAAAAAGGAGATTATCAATATGAGCGGTGTATTTCGATTTTTAGGTGAATGGGTAAAGAAATTCTTCTTTGTAGCAACTGCGCTATCTGTGGCAGGACTAAATTTGCTAATGCTTATGGATGTATTTCGTCAAGACATCCTGTTTGTGATTTTGGGGATGGTGTTTTTTAGTATAGCAACGTGGGTGTATTTGATTACTGCATTTAGCGCGCGGGAAGACTCTAACCGGTCCGGCGCGCAGATCGGGCTAGCGTGGGCCGGGCTAGGGATCAGCCTGGTCGGTGAGCTCAGCATGGCAACTTTTGAGATCCTGCGAATGCAGAGTTTTATCATCACACCTCCGTGGGTCTCAACCGTAACCATAATAGTTATTGAGGCTGCCGTTATCATCCACCTGCTGTTGGGGATTGCGTATTTTGCGGCATCGGAAGATTACAACGAAACGCTATCCAGGATCTTCGAAAACTCCAGGCGGCGCGCTGCCGACGAGAAGTTGCGAGCTGCTCGAGCATCAGCCGAATTGGCAATCCAGGAAGAGGCCACGGATACGGGGATTGAGCTCACCCGCACGATGCTTGCGGCTGCCCTGCCGATCGTGGCGGAGCGGAAGGCAAAATTGATGGCCGAAGAGATTGCCAAGACCTTCGGGATGGATGCGGATCTGGCCATGCAAAGAGCATTTAATCACGAGATTAAAAAGTATCGCCAGGAACATAATACATTGGCTTACCAGGTGATTGATGGTGAAGCCAAAGATGTGGATCCTGCCGTTATCATCACGCCTCCACCGGCAAACCCTACTCGTCCTCGCAAAGCGGCGAGGTAACGGCAGAGTTAAATAATATGCAGCCCATCACCTGGAGTACTTTAACGACAGGTTGGCGGGTTGAGCCGGCGCATAATGGAACGGTCTGGCAGTTGCGCGAGCGCGGCTCCAGAGATAACGGCAGGAAAAGAAAAACGCGCTATTTAGGGACCATCAAAAATATAACCAGAGATAAGGCGGAAGAGTATGCAAACTGAAACGAATGATGATGATATGGCTGTAATGATGCCACCTAAAAGAACAACGAAGATGGTTTGTATCGAACAATCTAAGTTTGATGCAATAACGGCAGTTTTGGAGACGGCGAAGAAATTGATTGAAAAGATGAAAGTTATTACACAGTCACAGGAATACTACGCTGTGTGGAGTTTGGCGTACAATCACGGTATGCCATATAAGGGTGATAAATGGGAAAAGGAATTTAATGACCTTTGTTCCGCCCTCGAAGAAATGGAGCGTAAAGATGCCTCGTAAGATGACACCAATCAATGATGATGAACTTGCCGGCCTGATCATGGCGGTAACGGCAGAGGCCGGTCATGCGGGGTGGAAAGTATTTTATTCGCTTCGAAACGATGGCGGTCTATTATTAGTCATGTATCATCCTGAGAAACGCTTTGGTCTGATAACGGCAGATAACGGTAGCTCCAGGCTTATGATTGAGCCGGTAACGGCAGAAAAGGAGCTGATTGATGCCTGAAATACTAACGACTATTTTTGTGGTCCCGGCAGACCCAAATATAATCTACTGTTCCAGCTGTCACGTTTTATTAGGTGAGATGGTCAAGATCGATAACCTGCCGTTATTTAAGACCGGCAGTTTGATTACGCGGTCTTTGCATGGCTCCTGTATATGCGGACAGGAATTTCATTTTGCTACGAATGATGTGATGCTGGCAAACTTGTTACGAAGATGTCTAAACATCAAAGATGTTTAGACAATGGGTGATATAATAGATATGGGAATTGCCAGCTTTACCGCCTGGGCAGAAATGCCAGGCGGTTTGTGTTTAACTTACGCTTTAAGAAGTAACTATGTCACGAGTTAACGGACACACGGCAGATGAAGTAATCGAAGCGATCAGGGCCAGCCACGGCATTCTAGCTGCAGCTGCGCGCAAGCTTGGAGTTACCCGGCAGACAGTTTTCAAATATGTCGAGCGTTATCCAACGATCAAGGCGGCCACCGAAGAAGAGCGAGAAAAGTTTCTGGACATGGCTGAGGCAGGACTGGCAAAGCATGTGCGTAACGGCAGCCTGCCAGCTATCATGTTTGCGTTAAAAACCGTTGGTCGCAACCGAGGCTATGTTGAACGGCAGGAGCTGGCCGGCGTGCCGGAAGCCCCGATCAGTGTGATCCTGTATTTGCCTGAAAATCAGCGAGATGGAAACAGTCGAGATTAAGCCGCAGCTGGGGCCACAGGAAATATTCCTGAGCTCCCCGGCAGATGTGGCAATATTTGGCGGCAGCGCGGGAGGGGGAAAGACCTGGTCCATGCTGATCGAGCCCCTGAGACATTACAAAAACCCTGAGTTTGGCGCGGTCATCTTCCGGCGTACTTATCCCGAGATTGTCAACGAGGGCGGCATGTGGGATGAAAGTGAAAAGATTTACCCGTTGATGGGAGCCAGGGCATTGAAGGGCGATTTGTATTGGCGTTTCAACAGTGGTGCCAGAGTGACCTTTGCCCATTTGCAATATGAGAAAGACCTGGAGAGCTACCAGGGCTCACAGATCCCGCTAATTTGTTTTGACCAGCTCGAGCACTTTTCAGAGAAAATGTTTTTTTACTTGCTTTCCCGCAACCGATCGATGTGCGGGATTAGACCCTATACACGCGCTACCTGCAACCCGGAGCCTGGTTGGCTAGCTGATTTTCTAAGCTGGTGGATCGCTGAGGATGGTTATGCGGATTTAGAGAGATCGGGCAAGATCAGGTGGTTTGTGCGCGTCAACGAGGAGCTGCAGTGGGCAAATACTCAGGCAGAGCTGATGGCATTGTATCCAGATTTGCAGCCGATCTCAGTCACGTTTGTGCCGTCAACAGTGCATGACAACAAGATTTTGTTAGAAAAGGATCCAGGATATTTAGCAAAGTTGCAAGCATTGCCATTGGTAGATCGTGAAAGACTCTTAGGCGATCCCAAACGTGGTGGCAATTGGAAAATAAAACCATCTGCTGGCAAAGTGTTTAACCGGAGTTGGTTTAAAGTAGTCGAGGCCATACCTGCCGGCGGCATAGTTGCCAGATATTGGGACTTTGCGGCCACAGAAAAAGAGTTAAACAAAGACGATCCAGACTACACAGCGAGTGACCTGATGTTGATAGTTAATGGCAGCTATTATATTTTGGATACCACGGCAGAACGGATCTCTCCGGCAGAGCTGGACCGGACGTATGAGAATATTACTCGTCAGGACCAGACGAGATTTAAAGAAGAGGGACGGCAATATCTCAGCCGCTGGGAACAGGAGCCAGGTAGTGCGGGTAAGCGCGAGAGCTACCGCATAACCAAGCAGATGGCCGGGATCGATGCTCGCGGCATACCCAGCGCAGGAGACAAACTGGTGAGAGCCAAACCATTGGCAGCTCAGGCAGAGGTGGGCAACGTATATCTTTTAGCTGGTCCCTGGAACGAGCGCTGGCTAAACCATATGCACGGGCAGCCGGACCTGCCACATGATGACGAGATGGATGCGGCCAGCGGAGCTTTTGGGAGCTTGACCCACCAGGCAGGAAGAATAAAAGCAAAGAGTTATCAAGGATAATTGTTGCGGATTAAGATAATCATGCTATAATAAGCATGTATAGACAAATTGGGAATAGCGGAGTTTACCAGCCCGCGCCGTGTTGAAAACCAGGTGCGGGTTTTTTGTTTAATGGAGAGTTGATATGAGTGCAACGCAATTAGCATCTTTGGCGGGTATTGTTTTATCGTTGGTGTTTAGTTATTTCCCTGGACTAAAAACCTGGTATGACGGATTGGATTCGGCAGCGAAAAGCCTGGTGATGGCGATTGCCGTGGTAGTTGTTGGCGTGGCAGCTTTTGGCCTGAGTTGTTGGCCGGCTTTTCCGTGGCCTGTTTTCACCTGCGATATGCCTGGTTTCTGGGGCATGGCGGCTGCGGTGGTCGCTGCTTTGGTAACCAACCAATCTACCTATGTAATCACGCGCAAGCTCAAGAAATCGACCTCTTAATAACCTATGCCTGACAGCGATTTGAAGCGCGCTTTCGACGCACTAACCGGCAAGCTAGCTGATTACAACAGACTGTTTTCCTATGCGGAAGGTGATCAGCCATTGATCTATTCTACGGCGCGGCTGAGTGAGGCGTTCAATAATATCAATGCCCACTTCGAGCAAAACTGGTGCAGCGTGGTAATCAACAGCGCGCTTGATCGGATCGTGTTGAAGGGTTGGGATGTACAGAACAGCAGCCAGCTAGACGCTTTGGAGCAGCTGTGGAATGATGAGCAGATCGCGCTTGAGTCGTATGACGCGCATTACGCGGCCCTGGTCACGCATGAGTCTTTTGTTATCGCTTGGAAAGACGAGACAGGCGATATCGAGATTTACTACAACGATCCTCGTTTGTGCCATATGTTCTACCAGGCGGATAACCCAAAAAAGAAAGAGTTTGCGTGTAAATGGTGGCACGATGAAGGCGCGGGCAGCTACTTTATTACGTTGTATTACGAGGATCGGCTGGAATATTACGAGGCCAAAGCCAAGAACACGCCAACATCTGTAAACGCGTTTCACGCTGCCGAAACGCCCACCGCTGACAACCCTTATGGAGTCATTCCAGTATTTCACTTACAGACTAACCGGCGCAACAGCGGCAGCGAGCTGACTAATATTTTAACGCTTCAAGACGCGGTCAACAAGCTGCTGGCCGATATGATGGTGGCGGCAGAGTTTGGAGCATTTCGGCAGCGATATGTAATCTCAAACGCAGACACAAGCACGCTGAAAAATGCGCCCAACGAGATTTGGAATATACCGGCTGGCGATGGGGCGGGTCAAGGGTCAAGTGTAGGTCAGTTTGAGGCGACGGATCTTAACAACTATCTCAACTCTATTGACAAGCTGGCTAACAGCATCGCAATTATTTCACGCACACCTAAACACTATTTTTATAACTCTGGCGCAGGGATCAGCGGCGAGGCTTTAATCGCTATGGAGTCGCCGCTAACAAAGAAAGTGGAACAGCGCGAGGAAAACTTTGGCGTTACCTGGGCAGAGATTGGGTCCTTCTTGCTCCAGCTATCCGGCTTTGGAGAAGTGCCGCAATCGCAGATTACACCCATCTGGGAACCTCCCCAGTCTATCCAGCCCTTCACTGAGGCGCAGACGACTCAGACCAACGTAAACGCAGGCATACCACTGATAACCCAACTCAAGCGGCAGGGCTGGACGGAGAGCGATATCAAAGCCATGCAGAAAGATGAGCAAGAGGCAAAGGCCAAGACGACCAGCCTGGCAGCGGCTTTGCTGGAAGATCTAAGAAAAAAGCAAGAGCAATCTAACCAACCACCGGTAGAGCCGGAAGAGACAGAGCAACCAGTACAAGGAGTTGAATCATGAGTTATCCGAGGCAGTTATATTTCCCATCTTTGACAGTGTTGATCGCTACCAGTTTGTCTGTTGCGGTTGATCTGGACGCTTACCACCTAGTAGGCTTTGTTTGTCCGGCGGCTATCGAGGCTACCACGACCAACGTTTCTTTTACGGCCTCGCCCACCCTGGCCGGCACTTACAACATCGTCAAGCCGAATGGGATCAAACTATCCATCCCGTTCTTGATCAACGATTACATTACGCTGTCCAATATCCCCGATCTTTACGGGGTGCGTTTTATAAAGTTCCAGATGGAAACAGCGGCAGGCGTGGCTGTTGCCCAGGCCACGGCAGCCAGAATCTTCACGCTGATATTGGAGCCGATCTAGAATTATGCTGCCACCCATCCCGCGCGCCCGGCCAGATCCAGAAGTAATCCGAGTTCTAAAAGAATATCGGGCGGCTCTTGACGCGAAAGAGGCGGGCTTGATGGTGGAAATGGCGGATCAGTGGCTCTTGATCGAGAAGCGGATGGATGCTGATATCGCTTTGCTGGCGCGCGAGATGGCGGATCGAGCAGCAAGCGGCAAGGTGATCACAGAGCAGATGGTATGGCGTGAGGAACGTTACAAGATTATCAAGAACCGCATGGAAGAAGAGATTAGTAAGTTTGCAACTGGCTACGCGGCCCAGGCTACGGCAATCGCCCAGGAGCAGTATGCTTTGCTAGGGATCGACGCAGCGCAAGCGGCGATCAATGCCAGCTACGGCCCGATGGGAACCTACTTCAACAGGATCAATGTCAACGCGGTGCAAAGCATGATCGGCTTTGCTGGCGATGGCACGCCGTTAAACAAGCTACTGATGAAAAGTTATCCAGATGCGGTAGATGGCTTGATGAACGCTTTGATTAACGGTCTAGCCAGGGGCAAAGGCTCCGCGCAGATCGCGGCGGATATGGTTGAAGGATCCGCGATGGGGCTAGAACGGGCTTTATTAATTGCCAGGACAGAGGCGGCCCGCGCATATCGAACCGGATCCACAGAGCAATATCGTGAAAGCGGGGTTGTAGATGGGTTTATGCGGTTAGTCAAAAAAGAAACGGCATGCCTGGCCTGCTTGATGCTGGACGGGCAGCGGTTTGAATCGGCCGACGAATTGACCGATCATCCCCGCGGCAAGTGTACTGCGGTGCCGGTGGTCCAGGGAGTTAAACCTCCCGTATGGGAGACAGGCAAGCAATATTTTAATAAACTAAGTGCGGACCAGCAGCGCGATCTCATGGGAGATGAGAAATACGCGGCCTGGAAAGATGGACAATTTAAATTAGATAACTTGGCGCAGATGACTCACTCCAAAGTTTGGGGTGATTCGCCTCGTGTGGCCACATTCGCTGAGTTGGGGATGGGAGGCTAAGAGATGTTCTCTAAAATTGCTTGCTTCATTTCCTCAGCTGCTTTGCCACTGATTGATAAGTTATGCTTTTTCCCATCTGCCGTGGTAACTTCTAACTGTTTCGCATACCCGGCCTTAACGTCGGTGATGGACTTTAGCAAGATGACTTCAGTTTGTTTACCGAACATATGCGGTTTTTCGATTTCAACCCGATTGGGGAAAAGACGCACGGTTATAGACGATATTTTGCTTACTTTTATGGGCTCCATGATTGTACCCTCCAACGAAGAGTATAGCCGATATATCGATAACAAGATAGCTAATTCATCCTGGCGAGAAGCCGGAGAAAAGGAAAAGTCGAGATGACTAATCAACCACCTGCAGCACCAACCCCACCGGAAAGCCAGCCGGAGCAAGAGCAAGAACAAGAACAGCCGATCCAGTTTGATGTCTGGTTAGGGCAGCAAGACGAGAAAGTTAAAGCTGCTTACGAGGAACACGTAACCGGTTTAAAAAACACGGTTAAAGCCACCCGCGAGGAGCGGGATCAGTTTGCAAAGGAGCTGCGAGAGGCAGCCGGAAAGCTCGCCAAAGGTTCGGATGCTGAGAAAGCCTTAACCGAAATGGCGGCAAAATACGAGATCGCAGAAAAGCGCGCTAGTTTTTATGAGGACTCTACCCGGCCTGAGATTGGCTGTCGAAATCCTAAAGCGGCTTTTGCGGTTGCGGTTTCAGATGATTTGTTCGATAAACGCGGCATCCCGAATTGGCCCGCAATCAAGGCAGCTGCGCCGGAATTGTTTGGCGTAGCAGCCCCCAGGTCAAACGCTGGCAACGGTACGGGAAGCCCACCAAAAAACGAAAGCATGAATGACTTGATCCGCAGAGCGGCAGGTCGTCAATAACATAAAAGGAGTTTTACCATGCCTTACAATAATATTATTTCACGTGCTGACGCAGCCAGTCTAGTTCCGGTTGAGATCAGCAACGAAATTCTGGCTAACCTGCCAGAAATGAATCCGATCATGCGCCTGGCGCGCCGGCTCCCGAACATGAGCACCAATCAGCGCCGGCTCCCGATCATGAGCGCGCTGGCCACGGCTTATTTTGTGACCGGTGATACCGGACTCAAGCAGACCTCCGAGGTCAACTGGGCTAACCGTTTTGTGGATGCGGAAGAGTTGGCGGTAATTGTGCCAATTCCAGAAGCCGTTTTGGACGATGCCAGCTATGACATCTGGGGTGAAATCCGCCCTGAAATGGAGCGCGCCTTAAGTATCGCCATTACCAATGCCGTAATTTCAGGCACGAACATCCCCGCAACCTGGACGGTTGACCTTAACGGTGCAGCTGGCCTAGTGGCTGGTGCAACTGCGGCAGCTCAAACTTTGAGTTTGCTGGCTTATGCCGATTTGTACGAAGCATTACTCGGCATGACCGGTGCAGGTGTCCTGGGTACTTTCATGGCGGTTGAAGCGCAGGGTTTTGCTGTAACCGGTACAATTGCCCACCCTGGGGTAAAGGGTGCTTTACGCAATGTGCGCGATATCAATGGTATGCCTATCTTCAAGGCCAATATGCAAGACCCCAGCCGGTATGATCTGGACGGAACGCCGATCTACTTTGCGTCGGATGGAACGATGCCGGCAGCCACTTGTACCGCTATTATGGGTCAGTGGGATCAGCTGGTTTATTCGATGCGCCAGGATATCACGTACAAGATCCTCGATCAAGCTGTAATCCAGGATGCAACCGGAGCCATTGTTTACAACCTGGCACAGCAAGACATGGTTGCCATGCGCGCCGTTATCCGCCTGGGCTTTGCTCTTCCAAACCCGCCAACCCGAATGAACGTGGCCGGCGCAGCTGCCGCCCGATTCCCGTTTGCGGTATTGACTCCGTAATCCGTTCTGAGTTAACCAATAATAGGAGACTCAAAAATGTCACTTTTTCCACCTTCTGTTGAATACGCCCTCGTTGGAGTACCGCGTTCCAGGGGCAGCAAGATCATTGTGGTTGATGGAGTAAACGGCAATAATGCCAACTCCGGCTATAAGTGGGATCAGCCCAAAGCCGGTATTGACGCTGCCTACGCGCTGACAACCAACCGTAAAAACGACATCATTTTGCTTGTTGGAAATGGCTTGTCGTACACTACCACCGCGGCCCTAACCTGGGCTAATGACTTTACGCACTTAATCGGCCTAAACTCAGGCGGTCCAGAACCACGCAGCCGAATCAAATGCCCGGCGGCTCTGGCTACTACGCCCTTTGTCACCTGGTCAGCCGATGGATGCGTTGTCAAGAATGTTGGTTTCTGGCATGAAACATCGGATGCAGCCGGCCTGGTCAACGTTCTGGTTTCTGGCTCCCGTAATACCTTCGATGGCTGCCAGTTTGCCGGCGGTGTAGGTGCAAATGCGGTCACTGGGGCGCGTTCTCTCCAGGTCGGCGCAGCTGGTGATGGATCCGGCAACACCTTCAAAAATTGCATTATTGGCCTTGATACCATTATGTCGGTGAACGGTATGGCTGGCGTTGAGTTCGTGAGCGGCGCGATGCACACCACCTTTGACGATTGCCTGTTTATCACATCCACCAACGGCACAACCTATGCCCACGTAACCGTGGCGGCTGCTGCGGGTGTTGGGCGGCTTAACTTGTTCCGTCGCTGCCTGTTTATTAACGAGGGCAACGGCGCACAAGCTGAGTGCATGGTAATCGCTGCGGCTCTTCCAGCTGCAAGCCGGATCTATGCGGTTGATTGCTGGATGTACGGTACGCCCGAATGGAACCTAACCAATAACGGCCTGGTTACCAACGTCACCATCGCGGCCAATACCACCGGTGTCGCAACTGGTAACTTGATGATGATTACCAGCTAAGGAGAAATCCATGTATAAAGTTATCAAGGATTTTTCTTTCAGTACCGTGAATTTCAAAGCTGGAGATATCATCCAGCCAGGCCAATTTGAGGCGGATCAGATTTTTATGTGGGAGTCTGTTGGCTTTATCGTCAACCTGAATCCCAAACCCGCAGAAAAGCCGGCCAAAGATCCGGCGGTTAAGAAACCGCTAAAGGAGAAATAAAATGCCTGTAACCCTATCTACCGATGATGCAAAAACCGGATGGTTAAAAGTCCACATCGTGGGCGAAGCGGCTGCGGCTGGTCTGTTGGGTGAGGTGTATAACCCTGAGGGTGTGCTGCTGCATATCAACAGGGGCTTTGTTTACATCGCCACCCCTGCGGGGCTGGCCTCGGTGCTGCTTGTTGGGATCGGTGCAACTGGGGTGAGTTCTAATACCATCCTGGCTACACTGGCCTTTAACCAGGCAGCCGGAACCGTTTGGAACGTGGTCGGCATGGATCGAGCCTCAGAAGCGGCAGCATCTACACCCTGGGGTGTACTCTGGCCGGCAACGTCTTACCTCACCATTACCAACAGCGCGCAGGTCAGCACCGGTTTGATCGCTGATTTGTACCTGCAATATATTCGTTTGGCTTAAGGAGGTCAAAACATGACCGCTGTAATCTCAACTGATAACGCACAAGCCGGTTGGTTAAAGATTCGTATTACCGGCAATACAACCGCGGTGGCGAATACCCTGGGATCTATCTTGAACCCGGAAGGTGTTTTGCTGCATATCTACGATGCTTTTCTGTATATCGTTGCCCAGGCAGCTGGCGCGGCGACTCTTGATTTGGGTGTTGGTGTCCTCGGAGCCGACTCCACCGATCTGGCAAGCGCGGTAGCTATGAACGCCGGACTCGGAACGGTAATCAAGATCGTTGGAACCGACTTGGCAAGCGAAGGCGCAGCGGCTACCCCACGCGGTTTACTCTGGGCGGCAGGAGCTTATCTCAACGCCTTCAATCCGGCGGCAGTAGCCTCGACTCTGTTCGTGGCTGATTTGTACGTGCATTACATCCGCCTGGCGTAAGGTGAAACCATGACAGCCACGGCAGCGCAGATTTTACAGATTCGTAGAATGGTGAACGAACCCGATTTGATGGGTTCTTATTCCGACGCTCTTATACAAACGTTCATCGAGAAATATCCTTTGCTCGATGAGCTTGGCGAGGAGCCTTATGATTGGATCGGAGTCCCACCTGTCGCCACGGTTAACGCCGATTGGATTGCGACCTATGATCTAAACGCTGCCGCGGCTGACATCTGGAGCGAAAAGGCGGCGGCTGTTGCAGCTCTATACGACTTTTCAGCGGATGGCGGAAATTATAGCCGGTCCCAAATGTATAAGATGTATCAGGAGCAAGCCAGGTATTACCGTTCTCGCCGGTCAATGAAAACAATCAGGATGATACAAACGCCTGAGGAGCCGGTAACGCCAGAAAACTATATTGGGAACGTCAATAACCCATATGAGTAAACCATGCCATACCCTACCGAACACGCGGCGAGGATAAAACAACCTGGATCATTTCAGGCGGACTCGTTTCGGCGCGTGACCTTAGCAACCGGTATTTCGGCTATTATGGGCAAACTTAAGGGCTCGTCATCGATGACGCTCCAGGCTTACCGTTTTGATCGGAAAAAGTTTACCGCAGCGCAAGCTAAGAAATGGCTAGCGGATCATAAAGTTAAACCCATCCTTTTTGAGCCGGCCTCCAACGAAGAGGCTAACAGCAATATAAGGAAAGCGGCAGGAAAATAATGGATTTTACCGCTGACGAGCTAACGGGAATGAGAACGGCGCAAGATGGTCACATGATGGATACTTATGTGCCGCAAGTTTACTCTGAAACCTTCGGCTCATTCCGAGAGTCTATTATCACCTACACCGATGGAGCTGCGGCGATCTGCGGCCTGGATATGCGGCCTGGCACAGAGCGGCACAGTTCAGACAATACCATCCTGGAATACGATGCAATTGTACGGCTGCCCATTGGGACCACCCCCAACCCCAGAGACAGGATCAAGATAACAAAACGCTTCGGAGAAACGCTGGCAACGGCTCTGGTCTTTGAGATCGTCGGCCCGATCCAGCGCGGCCCCTCTGGGATCCGCCTGCTTTTAAAAAAGGTAGCAACATGAGCGGAGCCAGGGTCACTGTGATTACGCTCTCTAATAACTTTGCGGCAGTAAAAACTGCTAGTCAAGATGCCCTGAAAAAAGCGGTCATGGCTGGCGGGCAGGTGGTCGAGGCTTACGCCAAGATCAACGTCGAACACACCTTCTCCAGCAAAGCCACCGGCGGCGCAGGGTTGGGCGGCTCGATTCAAACGGTGCTGAGTAAAACTACCAGCACAGAAGCGGAGGCCGATGTAGGCCCTACGGTGATCTACGGCAGGATCCAAGAGTTGGGCGGGATCATAAAACCGGTGTTCGCTCAAATGCTACACTGGATAAACGACGCTGGCGAAGATGTTTTCGCTAACGTAGTGCATATCCCACCCAGGCCCTACTTGCGCCCGGCTCTGGACGATCATAAAGAGGAAGTGCTTGAAGCTATCGGCTATCAGCTAAAACAGGCTATCGAAAGAGTGGCAGGCGACTAATGGCAACTTTGACGATAGAAGAAGGAATCGGATATTACCTGACGACCTACGCCGGCCTGGTGGCTCTGGTTAGCACAAGAACCTATAACAAGCGCATTCCACAAGAGGCGACGCTGCCATGTGTGACCTACTACCGCATATCCACCCCACGCGTCCAGACCCACGATACAA